CAATGCAGAGTTAAAAGAATCAAACGACCGTTTAAGCGCGGAGATTGCGGCAAGCCATCAGCTTGAAGAACTCCGCCGTCAGACGCGACTCCTTCAACAGATTGCCGACAAATGAGCAATTATCTCAACGTCAATATACCTACCTTCTTTGCCTTTGTAGACGAGGGATTCTTTTATGATTTGGAACCCAACGTCAATCGCGAAAGGCAGCTAGTCGAGGTATTTGCCTATACGTCAATTCCACAACGTTGCGGAATGTTTAGTGTGATGACGGAATACGGAAGCCAACACGCCAGAGTCCCAATCCACTATCTTCACACTGATGATGTTGGAGGGACGTTTTATCCGTTAGACTGGATACAACTCTGGGACTCTATGAGCTACTATTGCTCGGTCAATATCCTAGACTACTGCAAGAATCGTGCGGCAAACATCATGCTCAAGAACAAATCTTTTGAGGCGGCTAAGTATATGTTCACCTTGGACTGGTGTTTCGGGCCTCAATATACTAGCGGCTACGGAGAAATGGCCGCTGGGCATAAATGCGGCCATGTATTTGCGGGCGATGGGCAATATTTCATTCAACCAAATAATCGTGTGTTGTGGATGGATGGTGGATCGTTTATTGCCAAGAAATTTCCCATCAAGCCCGACTGGAAGGTATTTAGCCAAGAATTCAGTTGCGAGCATGTCGGAAGCCGCTGGGTCAGCGAAAGCGAGGAGGAACTATGGTTCTACGATTTCAAAGAGCAGGGATAGTTTTAGCACTACTTATTGCAAGTGGTTGTGTTTCCTATCCAAGACCTTATCCATGGAACTTCCCCCCAGAAGAGGAGTGGAACCAGCCTTTTGAAACAAGTTGGCAGAATGCCGTGGATACCTATCGAAGACTTACTTCTCCGAAGGGGAGGGTCTGGGATCCTCTGATGCAGAATTATCAGCAAGACCTATCTTATGAACGTCGATAATCCAACCAGCTTTGCGGGCCTCCTTGCCGTTGGCGTGGAGCCAATCGTGACACTGGCGGCAAAGAGCCGCGAAGTATTCGTAACGGCACAGCCATTGACCAACCCTGCCCGCCTTGTGGTGGAGATCGGTTGCTTTTTTACTCTTGCAGCGTTCACACTGTGGGTGGAGGGCAAGGTACGCCTTTTTCTCCTTTGCATACTGATTGTATTCACCTTGGCGTTTTTTCGATGCAGCCCGCAACCAGTTGCCGCGCTTCAGGGGAGTTTTTGAACGAAGTGGAGTTTTTCTTGTCATACCTACTATGATTACTTGGAATGATTACAACCAGATGAAGCCCGATACAGAGGGAATCTATCTTATCAAAAACGACGAGTCAAACCCTCCTTTGAGGTGGGCTTGCCACTACCACCCACACCATGGGTGGAGCGGTGTTGGACATATCCTTGAGCGCGTGATTAAGTACTGGAGTCCATGGCCAGATTCAAAGTAGTTTTAACGGTCATCAATGAAGACTCTGTCACCCCATTCGTGGCTGGCCCCAGATTTCGTAGAGGAACCCCCATGCCAATGGAGGCGTTGTTCGCTGAACGTGGCGGTTATTTCTTTGACCCAGAATCAGAAGTCGAGATGGCCAGAACATGCGCTGAACAGTTTGCCAAATACATCAACCAATCAGAGAAAAAAAAGAAAAAATGAGCGAAAGTAATAAAACTTACATTGTGTGTTACGGAGAGAAAGTTGTGGAGCTTCACAAACACGGACTCAGCAAGGAAGAAGCTGAGATGGAAGCCCACAAACTTATGGGACAAGGATACAAAAATGTGCGAGTGCGTCTGGAGGATCCCGTCCATCCGACTTGGCCGCTCAACTTTGACGCACAATGAACATTGTCTTTGCCTACCACAACGGAGACGCCGAACTGGCCATGGAGTCAGCTAAGGCTATTACAGCCATGGGACTCAATATGCGTCACAAAGCCTATGTCTGTACCAAACAAGGTACTAAAGATAGTAACGCAATCATCCAAGAACTGAAAAAGTCTTTTCAAGAAGTGGATCAGATGTTTGTCCAAGACGGGTTTGACGGATGGCCGCTTGGCCCGAACCAAATATTTGCTGATGCGGCTGCTGCCATGTACGCCACTGGCGTACCATTTTATTTCTGGGAGCCAGATTGTGTTCCGATGAAAGAAGGGTGGGTGGATGACTTGGACACTGAATACCATAAAAAAATCGGCATCATGGGTCATCTCTATGAAGGAGGCATGGCAACCAATGGGAAGAATATCTACAAGATGATTGTGGGTAGCGCGGTGTATCCGCACAACTTCTTAGACTTTTGCCCATCCGCACAGTCCTTGTCCACCTATAATTTGGCTTACAAGAACGCAGGGACAATTCCAGAGCCTTGGGATGTTCGTTGTCGTTGGGATTTTATGGCTATTGGCCGCGACACTCCACTTATCCGAACCTACTGGAAAAGTGTGAACTATCAGTGGAAAGATGGGAAGATTGTCTTCTACGCTGAAGACCCCGAAGCCCAAGCCGTTCAAGGAGTCACTTGCCCAGACAGAACCATTTCCAGCCAAGCCGTTGTCATCCACGGATGTAAAGACGGATCTCTCCATAAAATGGCGCAAGAGGGATTTCCAATGCCGTCAGATTCCACGGGATTAAATACCCCATCGAATTCGATGGGTTTAGAAGTCACAGATGGCGACTTAGCGCCCTACCCAATCCAAGTCCTATGCGAGGCCGTTGGTGTGACTACGAAGGAAAAAAGATTGCGGGCGGTCAAGCAAGCCCCGCTCAAAAAAGCGAAAAAGAAGCGGGTTATCTCTGAAGAAGAGCGCGAACGCCGCAGACAATCGATGTTGGCGATTTTGCAAAGAAAGCGTGAACGAAAGACCCAATCGGCTGTCTAACGCTTCCTATGCACGAAGTCATTCACGAACCATCGGCTGAAACCGCAATCCTTTCCTGCCTCTGTCATGCGCCGACAGAGGATCAAAGAGAGATTCTTCTATCCATTAAAGAGGATCATTTCTACCTACAGGAGAACAAGATCATCTTTCGGGCGATCATGCGCTGTATCGCCAAGGGGATGCAGGCCGATATCATCAATGTCAAAGGAGAAATCGAAGCTGCCAACGAATACGACATCATTGGCGGTGAACAGAAAATTGCAGAAGTTGCAACTTCGTGTGTGGCCCATAATAACTGGAAACGTTACTACCCCAAGCTGGAGGAAGCTCGCTACCGCAGATCATTGGAATACTTGGCCAACGATATGGTTCATAAGGCCAGAGACCGCGAGCTAAAGATCGAAGAACTCAAGAACTGGTCTGAAACCACAGTGATGCGGGCTGACTATGAGATTGATGACGGCAACAAACTTTCTATCGTCAATGCCTTAGACCGCGCTGCCCAGAACATCGAATCTACGATTGCTGGCAAGCCCTGCATTGGCATTCGCACTGGAATCACACCATTGGACGATCTTTTGATGTTTGGATTGCGCGGAGGAGACATGGTTGTCTTGGCCGCAAGGCCAGCAGTGGGAAAGACGGCAAGCGCCCTTCAGATTGCGGAAAATGTGGCATTGAATCAGAAGAAGCGTGTTCTTATCTTCTCATTGGAAATGACAAGCGTTGCCTTAATGGAACGCATGATCCGCTCGCGGGCGCGTGTGGGTGCGGCTGATATTCTTTCTGGCAGGGTAACCCCGCATCAAAAACAATCTCTTGGACGGGCTGTTCAAGAAATCCAAGGCTCGGAGATTATTTGTGACGATAGCTCGGCAAAGTCCATTGGTTATCTCAAAGCTGTAGCCCGCCGCGCCCACCAACGCACTCCATTAGATCTCATTATCATTGACTACCTACAGTTAGTGAAAGGTGATAGCAAGCGTGGTAAGGACAATCGCGTGTGCGAAGTTGAGGAGATTAGCGGAGGAATCAAAGACCTTGCCAAGACTCTCAAAGTACCAGTTTTGGTACTGGCTCAACTTAATCGCGATCCAGATAAGCGCGGAGGACGCCCAAGCCTTTCAGACCTAAAGGGTTCTGGAGCTATTGAACAAGATTCTGATATCGTCATCATGCTCCATAGCGAAGAATCACAAGATCACGGACAAATGCCAACTATGGAATTTATCGTTGGCAAGCATCGTGACGGCCCTACTGGTGTTGCCAATATGTACTTCAACAAGGCAATTACTCGCTTTGAGCCTGCTTAGACTTCCAGCAAAAGTCTGGGAAGTTCAATCCTTCACCGCCCTGCACATTCACTGGTAAGTGAACGCTCACGGCGTTATAGCATCCGCAAATTCCACAAGCTTTTAATTGTGGGTCGTAAGAAGTCTTTCTGGCTCCAGCAATATGCGGAAGCATCCCAGCAATGCCCTTACATCCCCAGCATCCAGAGGTTGCAATTTGGTGTGGACAGGCCGCGCAAATCTTAGCCCGCCGTTCTGCTTCTTCTTGAGAGACAAGCTCAAACTTTCCATTGATGGCAAATTGATACATGGCCTTAACCCATCGAACAATCTGTGCAAATCCTAATGTTTGTTTCTCTTGTGTGCATGGAATGCAATGCACATGACCAGCCATGCGGTCACAAAGATTGTGTTCTATTTGTGACACAAAATCTATTGGCGGCGTAATACCCTTTGAGATTAGAAGCTTCTCGCAGTTATTTACCATGTCATTCCAATCGCCTCCGCGAACTGGCTCATCAAGAACGGGGCATTTTACCCACCAGCCTTGTGGCGGAACATCGCTTTTGCGGGAATAACAAAACCTCGGACTATTCATTGACTACAAGTTCTGCTTCGTAGGTTGAGTCTTCGGGAATCTTCATGGACTCTAGTTTGGTTGCAATATTAATCTGGATGGCATTTTGCTGATTCGGGCCTTCTGAAAAATTGATAGATGCCGCCTCGGCAAGTTGTTTAATGTTTCTCATCATGCCAAGAGCCTCCATGCCGTCTAGATCTTGAGCAGCATCAGCGGCCTTGACTAATACTTTACCAGTCAGAAACTTGATCGACTTCTTCATGGTCTCCAATGAAGCCGTAATTTCCGACATCAATGTTGGAACTCCGTCATCTTCCCAAGGGGCTGGAGATTGCTCGTTGGTAAGACGCTCGCGACATTGAATCCAACGTTGGGTATCACGCCACAGACAAACAGTAGATTCGCTTACTTTAAGCTCTTCGGCAATGTCACGCAGGGTGCGCCCCGAACAATACATGGAGAACCCCTTAATGCATTCAAGCCTTCGTCTTTTATCCATCTCTTCCATTTTGGCTGGAGGAGGAACCAAAGCTATAGGCTTTTCAATGTCCCAAGGATAAAGGTTTTCTTTTTCGGGATTATCTTTCCATATCTTGGCATGGTCATCCCACTTCTCGCTATAGATCAACTTTTCTAGCGTAGCTTTGTGCTTGGTTTCCAAAGCTTTCATCACTTCAGGCATGTTTCTTCCAGCGGCATAAAGCCTGAATGCGTTTTGTTTTTTAATGCGGTTTTCGGGGCTATCCCAATCCCGTTCTGCAACCTTGCGCTTTTTCTCCATTGCGATTAGTGTAGTATAAATTTCATAAATGGCAACAGTTGATCAAGGTGTAGAGAAATACGGGAGGTTGTGGCTACCCAAAGACGGACAGGCGATTACGCCGATCCGTATTGAGATGGATGCGTTCTTGCAAGGGTTGACGCCCGAAGAAGGAGGTTTAGGAAAAGCCCGTCATTACCGAAACATCGTTTCAGCTATATGGCCCACCTTCCAATGGCATAAGTGGGCGGAATTAGCGGCACAGGCATTTTGCAATACTGTTCACGAAGTAGACGAAGTCACGGGCAACCGATTTATCCGAAGTGTGACTGGACTTGCGGGCGGCACCGACTCTGGTAAATCCTACGGCATGGCGGCATTTGCTCTTGTTAACTGGTTCTGCGACCCAATCAATACGATGTGTATTGTGGTCTCTACGTCGAAAATAGACGCCAAGCAGCGTATTTGGGCGGCACTGGTCAAGATGTACCGCGAAGCCCGAAACATGGGACTAGCCTCTGGAAGACTCATTGAGTCCATGGATATCATTAAGCTTTCGGACGAAGAGGGGGCGGTGATCGACCCAGAGACTGGCGTGAGTGACGCCTCTTCAATCATGCTTCTGGCGGCTGGCGACGAATACAAAGATGATGCCCAAAAGCGGTTACAGGGCAAAAAGAATCGTCGTATCGTTTTGATTATTGACGAGTTACAAGACTGTTCAGCTTCCGTAATTAACGAAGCAGTCTGGGGATTTAAGGGCGCACAGGAACTTTATATCGTCGGCGCGGGAAACCCCGCTTCTATCTTCGACCCCCACGGGAAGTTTTGCGAACCCATCAAAGGATGGATGAGTGTGGATGAGGAAACCCCGAATTGGAAGATACGGGTGGCTGGTATTGAGGGTGTGTGTATCAGATTTGACTCCGAAAAGGACAACCCCAACCAACAAGCCTTTGAACAGGGTAAGGGTCTTCGCTATCCATTCCTGCCGAAGCCAAATGATGTGGCGCTGGCGCGAAAAGAACTCGGAGAACTTAACCCACAGTATTGGAGAAAGTTTAGGGGCTTCTGGCCTCCTGCCGATGCCGATGACTCCACGATTGTTTCTGACATCCTTCTAGCCCGCCATGGGGCACTAGAAAAACCAATCTGGGATGGAGCCCCGAAAGATATTGCAGGAATCGACCCTAGCTACACCGAAGGAGGAGACCGCTTTGTTTTCACACACATGAAGTATGGCAAGCTAATCAGCGGGAAATGGGCGATAGCGGTGGAAAAACAGTATGTCCTTAATAGGAGAGCGGGGTCTCAAGAAGACTTCCAATACGAGATGATCCAGCAAATCCACGATCTTTCTCTTAAATTGGGAATACCGAATCAATGGATGG